ATAATATAATATAGGTATGGCTAATGGATGGTGGGGTGATTGGAGACCCTCTTTACCTGCTCATGCAGGAAACTTACAACCGACTGATTTAATCGAATGTACTTCTATAGTTGGGGGTCTTCCGGTTAATACTGCTATTACCGGTACTCAGATTATAGCAGCTGCTAGTGGTGGTGGTGGTGCTTTATATTGCTCATCTGCAGTAACAATAGTAACAGCAACAACTAATGAAACTTTAATAGCTTCTGTACCTATCCCTACGACAATAAGTAATGCAATGCTTCGCTCATCTTTTACTGTAAGAGTAACTACATTAGGTGGGGCTGCTCCTAGGAGTAGAATAAGAATAGGAACATTTGCTTCTCCTACACTTGCACAAATAACAGCTTCTACTATTTTAGCTACTAATGCTATAGGCAGTTTAGGAATGGCATCTATATATAGGACTATGCCTATAATTGGTGGAGTTTTAGGAGATATAAAAGCTTTTGCACCCGGCTCAAATGCTAATGCAGACTATGGTCAATTAGCTGCTTTTACTGTTACACCTAAAGACTTTACTACTCAGCAATACCTATACTTTACTATTACTAACAATACACTAACTGCAGTAACTGAAAGTTACGGGGTGCTAGTAGAAAACATACAATAATGGGAAGATACGCTAATACAGGTGAGTTCAATGTTCTTTACCCTACTAGGAGGAGGATGGCAACTATATTAAAACGAATAATAAGGGAAGATGTAGTTGATGGTGAGGGAACACTTGAGGCGTCAATAAGAATTAATGCAAAAATTACCGGCTTTGAAAAGCTAGAAATACAAATTGTGGCAGCTTATTATTTTATATTCCTTAACAATGGGGTTCCACAAACTAGCAACCAATACGGCCCTAATGGGGGGTCAATAGTCCCTAGAAAATTCATAGATAAATTTACTTATGCACTTGACAAATCGGGTATAACAAAAGAAATATATTCGCAATATGTGGAATGGCTTACTAAGAGATATAATATTTTAGACGTGGCCCCTATACTAGAAGAGAACCAAAAACTGGTGTATACTTTTGAGGCATTATTTGCGCCCCCGGGCTTTATTCAAGGTTTTCCGTTGGACGTATAACTTTAAATTTACACCGCCTACAGCCCTCATGTTTATTGGATTTTTTGATATCTTTGTTTTTAGGTATAATATACCGCTCAAGTATTAAAGTAGCTTAAATCGATTTAAAATTACATTTAAAAGCATTTTACTTTTTGGCGTTTATATCTCTAATTCTTTCTTCATACCCATCATATTGAATACATAAGTAAGGGGCAGCCCGCCAATTTTATCGCTTTTTGTAAGGTCATTATTACACAACCCATATATCATTCTTTCCCAAGACCATTTACTACCTTTCTTATTTTCCTCTTCCTCTTTCAATTCATCAGGTGTTAATTCTGCCTTTTCTTCTGCAGTTAGTTCCGGTAATTCTTCACCTTGAAATAAGTTTTGGTATGTCTTTAAAAAGTTTTCCCTGAACTTTAAAAACTCATTTATGATACCATAAACATCTGTAATTGGTAAGTCTAAAAACCTATCCGCCCTAATTGTACAATCGTATTCATACGGCTCAATAATTTCCTCGCCCCACTCATTAACCTTACTTTGCCGGTAAAGGATAGCGCAAATGTTAGCAAGGTTAGTAATGTAGTTATGGGTGAAATAATAGTCCAGGTCTATGTACTCATATAGGCAAAGTTTACTCAATGGCTTGACTTTCATACCTAGAAGCTCTGACTTGAATTTATTAGATGGCTGAGACAACGCCCACTTGCACTGGCCAACCAAGGCATTAAGCTCATCTATGTCAAGGTCCTCAATATCCTCAGTGGGCTCATTTGTTATAATAGAAAGTATCTCACTATTATAGTAGTAAGCACCCTGCTCTTTATCTATCTCAGATATCTCAATGAACTGCTCAAGAGTTACCTCACTCCACTGCTTCGGTAGGTACATTTTCAACTTGTTTTTTTACCTTATTAGCTACAAACATTATATAAGGAATGCATAACTCAGCCTTTAATTTACGGATATGCTTAGATTTAAGCTTTAAATGAGCCTCAGCGTAATGTTCAGCCGGTGTTAAATGGTCAGCCTTAAACATAACGGCCATCATATCTGAGATATACCCTTTTTGTTTATGGATAGCTATCTTTTCTATTAGCTTTGTTTCCCTTACTGTTAGCTTTAACTCTGCAGTATAGGTAAAACCATCTAATTCTAATGTACCTACAGGCTCAATGTCACCCATGGCCTCGGGTATAGTGTTAAACTCTTTAACAATTTCAATGAAACCTGCGATATCAAAGTCAAAAAACTCCTTTTCCGGAATACCTAAATACTCAAAGATTTGCAGGTGCCTATCTACAGGGTCTATTTCCTTGTTATTGTTGATATCTGTTATTGCCTCAAATTGTTCAATCGTTAATTCCTCAATTCTATTGGGAATTTCCCTTCCTAAAATAGTTACCATAAGTTATTTTTTTTACAAATATATGAATTATTATAATATAGGTATGGCAAAAGATAATATCCCTACTTACAAAATAACCATTGACCCGGAATACGCTGAAAATGGGGAAGATTTGGGTATATCACAAATTGCCTTCACCTCAACCCCTGCTATAAAAGTAATGGGTATGGCATTTAATTCCCAGGTTAAACCAATGATATTTACAGATGATTTAAAATATCGCATAGTAGCGCCTGCATTAATACCTATGGAAATTTACCGGTATGATGATGAAGACGATAAAGAATATTTTGTTAGTTTTTCTGTAGAAGAAATCGAGAAAATTCATGCAAAGTTTATGAGAGACATGTCTAACAAAGACTTGTTTAACCTAGAGCATAACACGGATAAAACAGTTCCGGCCTATGTACTTGAGGCTTGGATAGTAGATACACCCAAAGAGGATAAGGCTTATTCAAGCTTTAATATAGAAGTACCTGAGGGAACATTAATGGTAACAGCTCAGATAACTGACAAGGAATATTATAATCAATTAGTAGCTGATGGCCAAGTTGGGTTTTCAATTGAGGGTTACCTAGGCATGAAGTTAAAAGAAGAGAAACAATTAAAACTAAATAATATGAATAAATTACCTGATGGTGAGCACCTTATTGACGGCAAAATCTATGTCGTAGTTGATGGTGAAATCACTGAAATTAGAGAAGAGGAAATGGCAGAAACAGAAACGGAGACAGCAATGTCAGATACTGTAGTTGAGGAGGAAGTTGTGGAAGAGGAAACAATGGCGGTTGACCCCACAATGGATGCTGAGGCTATTATTGAAATAGTTCGGCCATTTATTACAGAACAAGTTGACGCCCTTGTGGCTATGATAGCTGACCTTAAAAATCAGTTGGAAGAATCACTAGTAGTGGAAACAGAAGAGGAGGTTATGGAAGAGGCTGTAGCGCTAAGTGTACAGCAAAGACTAAGTATATTTAATAAATTTAATAATAACAAATAAAACAACAAACAATGAGAAAATTAAAATTTGATTTAGTTAACGGTGCAGGGGCAACTCTTACACCAAATGCAGAGAGCTTTTACGCTCAAGCTTACCTAGGAAACAGCGAAATCGTTGATAACTTCCGTACACTACCGGGCGTTAAATTTGAGGTTAAAATTGGTACAGTTACTTTTGGTGATATTTTACAACCGTCTACCTGTGCTTTTACTGCACCTACAGACCAATTGACAGCAAAGTCAATGTCGGTTTGTGCTTTATCTAGTATGGCACAAATTTGTCAATTTGATTTGGAGCAATCTTTTGTTTCTTTGCAAATGGCCCAAGGTTCAAACGGTGACTTTTCAGTTGCTTCTTTCATGTCTTTCTATTGGTCAGAAATGGCTAACTCAATTAATGGTTCTATCGAGTCTTTAAGATGGCAAGGTGATAGCACTTTAGCCCCTGCTAATCCACTTTCTTTATGTGATGGTTACGAAGTGCAATTGGCAGCAGCATTACCTCCTCCAATTCCTTTACCGGGAGTTGATTACGTTATCCCTTACGCTATGACACCTACTCCTACTTTTGCTCAGTTATTAACTGACTTAGAGGCTGCTTTCGCTTTAGTACCTGCTAACATTGCATCTCGTACTGCTGACTTAAGAATTTTCTTACCTACTCAATTAGTAAATATCTATCGTTTAGGAGTAGCAAGTGGTAATACTAATGCATATATCACTCAAGATTTGTCTTTAACTTACTTAGGTATTAAAATAGTTCTTTGCCCGGGTATGTCAAATGACCATTTGGTAATTACTTTAAAGGATAATCTAGTGTATTTATTCGACGGTGAAGGTGACCCAAGCGACTTGAGAGCTGTAAACTTAGCAGATACAGTTGCTGAGCCTTACATCCGTACACGAGCTAATATGAAAATTGGTTTTAACTTTGTTAACCCAAGTGATATCGTATACGGTTCTTAATAATAATTATTCACTCATAAGGGGGGGCAACCCCCTTTATATAAACTATAAATTATGCCAACATGTCAAGCCCTCGAGGCCATTTTAAAAAGTTGCGATAATAACAGTGGGGGTATCTATGGGATATGGATTAACCAACAAGATGAAATCGCATCTATTGCACCAACTGACCCATCTGCAGGGGCGGGCTGGTCTATCACAGGTATTACTTTACAAGCTACCCCTGTATTATTTGAAAATTACTATATTCGTAGAAATACATCTAGCTTTACAGAAGAGGCTGCTATTGACTTAATCAATGGTTCATCTTTTGTTACTTCTACTATCTCTTTAATGTTTCAAAGACGTGAAGCTGCTAAGTCTAGAGCTATCAAAATACTAGGTTCAGGGCAGCAGTATTTGACTGCTATTGTTTTGGATGCTAATGGCCTTTATTGGTACTTCCCTTACTTACAAGTAACAGGTGTAGCTGAAGGTTCTGGGACTGCTAGAGCAGATGGTTCTAAATATGCCGTTACTTTGCTAGGGGAAAATGAGTATCTAGCTTATGAGGTTAATATGACCCCTGTTCAATTAGCTGCTATCGGAGTATCTTAATAGATTTAACACTATCAAAATTAGCCCTGCACTTAGTGGGGCTTTTTTTATTTCTAAACATTTGAAAGTGTTTATATAATATAGGTATGATATATATTGAGCAAGGAGTAGTAAATCAAATAGTTTTAACCTTAACAGAGGTTACCACTGTACCTACACCCCATTATCTATTTGCATTTACTAATGAAATGAATACTACTAGTAGCACTCAGTTATTTACTACTGCAGATATTAGCTCATACCCTGAAAGATACAATCTTTTTGTACTTAATGAGCCTGTAGATATTATTTTAAAACAAGGGCAGTTTATATATCAAATTTATCAGAGTTCAACACCGTATATTTTACCTTTAACTATTGCACAATCTACAGGGGTGGTAATAGAGGAGGGAAGAATGGTAGTTAGTGGGCCTGTAGGAACTTCAATATACGATTAATTATGGCATGGTATAACTTTTTTAAAAAAGAAAATAAAACAATGGAAACGCTCGAGGGTTACCAATCTTTTAGTACTCCATTTTTACCTGTAGGCAGGGGGAATTTAACTTTGCCATACGTAAATGGCAGGTACTCAACTAACATGTGGGTCCGTTTTGGAAACGACAACCTTTACCCTGAGCTGCTCAACCAAATGTATTATAGTTCACCTTTACACGGTGCAATATGTGATTATAAAACTAATGCAGTTATCGGTGGTGGCTTTGCTTTGTCTACAGACAAACTAACTACCCCCGAGAAATTAGAGCTTTATATG